TTCTGGAGTATTGTACAATTCCGTAGTTTTATTACTCAATACTTGTTGAGATTACAGATTAAACAACAATTTGGGACGTATGTTAGCCCTGCTCAAGTGGAAGCACTCCAAAAAGACCCAACATTACTGAGATTGGGTGGGTCGACGAAACAACTAACTTTCTTATTTTCTGATATCCGAGGATTTACCCCGATTTCGGAATTTTACCAGTCAGACCCTCAAAAACTAGTGGCTCTGGTAAATCGATTTTTAACGAACCAGAGTGACATAATTATGAAACACGAAGGTACAATAGATAAATACATGGGAGACTGCATTATGGCCTTTTGGAATGCTCCCTTAGATGTGGAAGACCACGCAAGAAAGGCCACAGCAGCTGCTCTCGAAATGAGAGAAGCACTTGAGGAGTTAAATAATGCACTCAGGAATGAAGGAAGCCCTGAAATCAATACTGGAGTCGGAATCAATACAGGACCGTGTGTTGTCGGTAATATGGGTAGTGATAGTCGTTTTGACTATAGTGTTCTCGGGGACGCTGTTAATCTCGCTGCTCGCTTAGAAAGTAGCTGTAAAGAGTATAATACCGATTTAATAATATCAGAGCACAGCATGGTTGACGGTTATACCTATGAATTCATTGACGAGGTGACTGTTAAAGGTAAGTCTGAGCCAGTCAAAATTTACACCATACAAAAATAATGCTTGACAACTACCTAGAATTTTGTTATAATTTAAATTGTGTACAAACTTACACAGGACATAAGAGGAGATAACTAATGAATACGGACGAATTGGCCGCAGAATTAGAAAAACATGAAGCAATATGCGCTGAACGTTGGAAAACCGTATTTAATCAGCTCGAGGGCATTGAGGGTCGGTCTGCAAAGCGCTTTGATGGTGTAGAATCATCAATAACACGAATAGAAACAATACTGATAAGTGTAGCAGGCACTATCATTGTCGGAGGGGCAGGTGTAGTATATACTATGATGTCTATGCACCCATAGGAGAAAATTATGGATATCGATTACGATAAAAAAGATATAAAAGAATCACCAAAAGTTAAAAAGGTGGAGAAATCTGAACTACCAGAAGGTTGGGGTTACTATGTAAAACGCGGCACTCATTGTGTTGTAGACCCTAATGGAAAACAAACAAAACACGCTTCAAAAGAAGCAGCAATGGAATACGCAAATGGCTAAAGATATTAAAGAACACGGCGAACAGGAAGAGCAAGAAGAAACAGTTGCAAAACGAGACATTCGAGCAAACCTACTAGCTGCAAGAAAGAAACAGCTTCTTCGTAGAAAAAGAGGATACGGTAAGTTACCTGGCTCTTTAAGACGATAAGCAAAGCCCTTCGGGGAATTGGAGTTTATTATGCCTTCAGGAAAAGGAACATACGGTAAGAGACGCGGTCGTCCAGCTAAGAAAAAGAAAAGAGGCGGCAAGAAGAAAAAGGGTATGAAGCACCATGGCTGCTAGAAGACGCAGACGTAAAGCTTCTAGTAAGAAACGTAATATCCCTACTAACAAAAAGCTATACGCTAGAGTAAAGGCAAAAACTAAACGAAAGTTTGCAGTTTATCCTAGTGCATATGCAAATGCTTATCTAGTACGAGAGTATAAAAAAGCAGGTGGGAGATACAGACGTGGCTAGACCCGGTGGACTTACCAAATGGTTTGGAGAAAAGTGGGTAGACATATCCAGACCAAAGAAAGGTGGAGGGTATGCCAAGTGTGGTAGAAAGAAAGCCAAGAAAGGAAGAAAAGGATACCCGAAATGTGTACCAGCAGCTAAAGCTGCAAGAATGAGCAAAAGTCAAAAACGTTCGGCTGTTAGACGAAAAAGGTCTAAAAGACAGGGCGTAGGCGGTAAGCCAACAAATGTCAAGACTGTAGTTCGTAGAAGGAGAGCAAGACGTGGCCGTAAGAAGACGTAAAGCTAAGGGTCGTAAAAGAGACCCACGATTGAAAAGAGCGGGAGTCAAAGGATTTAATAAGCCAAAAAGAACTCCTGGTCATAAGAAGAAGTCGCACATTGTTGTGGCAAAAGTTGGTAATAGAATTAAAACTATTCGTTTTGGACAGAAAGGAGCTAAAACAGCAGGTAAACCTAAAGCTGGAGAGTCTCGCAGAATGAAGATGAAACGTAAGAGTTTTAAGGCAAGACACCGCAGAAATATTGCAAAAGGAAAAATGTCCGCCGCTTATTGGGCGAACAAGGTTAAATGGTAGGAGAATAAGATGTTAGCATTTGCACCGGGAACGATGGCTGTAGCCCTTCCCACTACAAAAGAAACAGCTATAACTTGCGGAGACCAAAGTGACTACGTAAGATTAGTAAATGAATCCAGTTCTGTTCAAACTGTAACTACAGTTGACAGTAACACGGAAACACCTAGCGAGATGGGGTCAGTTAGACTTCAACCTGGCGAGGTTATGATTTTGTGGAAACGTAGAGAGTTTCACAGAATTTACGCTTCTAGTGCAGAAGTTTTTGGGGGCGGCGGAATGGTTCGTCCAACAGGACTTCAACAAAGAACGTAGAAGCAAAAGCGAAGGACGCAGTCCTTCTGGGAGAGTAGAATATGTTCGAATTGATAAAAATCATATGGGGTTTAATCCAAGTAATCCCTATCATTATCACAGTATGTTCAGCTATCGTTATGATGACCGACACACCTGTAGATGACAAGATATGGGCAAAAGTTTATAAATGGTTAGACCGATTTGCATTGAACATTGGTAAGGCAAAAGATAGAAACCCTCTACTTGATTAACTTAAGGAGGCTGTTATGCAAACAGCTGAACAAAAGAGATTAGAAGAGAAATTATCTTTACCACCTATGATATTCGCTATTGAGAAGGCTACTGCGATACTCATATTTAAGCAACGTGAGAAGTTGCACCGCCTTCTTCAAACGAAAGAGCTGACAGCGTTACCTCGTGGGGAAGACCGAGAGGCAATGCTTTCAGCCATTTTAGGTAGAAAGTAATGCCAATTAGAAAAACAAAACAAGGTTATAAGATAACCAATACTCCCGGGTATTCGAAAACTTTAAAAGCTGCGAAGGCAAGACTACGCGCTATTAAGTTTAGACAAGGGAAAGGACGCAAGAAAAAGCGTTAGGAGAAAATAAATGTCAACAAGATTTTTAGGAGCAGAAGCTGCAATGGGCACAAGCACAGGAGCAGCAAGTAATTTTGAACTAGCTTCCGAAGTAAGAGTAGTTAATTTAGCAGGTGCTGAAGCAACTATTACTATACTAAATGGAGCATCAGGTACAAATGTACAAGGTTCATTTACTCTAGAAGCAGGAGCTTCAGAGTTTATATCGAAAGATATGGAAGACAGAATATACGCCTCAGCCGCAACGGTGAAGGGTGTCCCAATTAACACAAGAAGGTAACATTATGAAAGAGGTAGATGGAAGACATCTATGGCTACAAGAAAATATAGTAAATGCAGCTAGTTTTACGGCTGCAATTGATATGGTAGCTCGTAGACGAGAATTAAGCAGAAAAGAAAAAGACATGAAAAATGTTGCTCTTGCTTTTATGTACCTCTATAATGTAGTTGAGGAGCAAGGACTCCTAACTGAAGTCGACTCATTTTTCACAACTGAGACGATTCACTAATGTTAGAGATTTCTAGAAAAGATATACTTGCAGAAACCTTAATGGATTTTGAAAGTGAAAATCGATTCATTAAGTTACCGATAAATGGCTACATGGAGCTTTTAGGTATCGAACCTAATACTACTCAGGTGGCCATTATCAATTCAATCAATAATCCGAAGTATCGTTTTGTTACTGCTGCAGTATCACGTAGGCAGGGTAAAACATATATTGCCAATGTAATTGGTCAATTAGTTACTTTAGTGCCAGGCGCTAACGTTCTGTTAATGTCGCCTAACTACTCACTTTCACAGATATCATTCGACCTTCAAAGAACACTCATTAAACACTTTGAGTTAGAGGTTATCAAAGACAATGCAAAAGATAAAGTTATTGAACTTTCGAACAATTCTACGATACGTATGGGATCGGTTAATCAAGTGGATTCGGTCGTTGGTAGGTCCTATGATCTTATCATATTTGACGAAGCGGCCCTTGTTGATGGCAGAGATGCGTTCAATGTTGCCTTAAGACCCACACTAGATAAAGAAAATTCTAAAGCTATATTTATATCTACTCCACGTGGTAGGAATAATTGGTTTGCAGAGTTTTGGCATAGAGGTTTCTCTAGCGAGTTTCCTGAGTGGGCGAGTGTAAAAGCTACTTATCATGAAAACCCAAGAATCTCTGAAGAAGATATTGCTGAAGCAAGGAAAACTATGTCTGAGGCAGAATTTAATCAAGAGTATATGGCAGACTTTAATGTATTCGAAGGACAAGTTTGGGGATTCAAAAGAGACAAATGCCAACAAGATTTGGCAGAGTTAGATGTTTCAGGTATGGACATCTTCGCAGGAATGGACGTAGGTTATAAAGACCCTACAGCTTTCTGTGTAATTGCGTATGACTGGGACTCACGAAAATACTACTTATTAGATGAGTATATGGATTCTGAGAGAACTACTGAACAACACGCAGAAAAAATAAGAGAACTAATAAATAAATGGAATATAGATTATATTTACATTGATTCAGCTGCACAGCAAACAAGGTTTGACTTTGCACAAAACTATGATATTACTACAATTAACGCAAAAAAATCAGTTTTAGATGGCATAGGTCATGTAGCAGCAATCTGTGATAATGATAACTTAATAGTTGACCAAAGATGTCACGAGACTCTAATCTCTCTTGACCAATACCAATGGGACCCAAATCCAAATTTATTGAAAGAGAAACCAAAACACAACATGGCATCACACATGGCTGATGCATTACGGTATGCGTTGTACTCGTTTGAGACAAGTGTCACTAGCTTCTAACTACCACCGCACAAAAATAGTTCTTGACAACATACCCGAAAGATAGTATAATTTAATGAATGGAATAAGTTATGGAACTAAAACGAGATCTAGTTAAATATGTTCGGGATAAGGCTAAGTCGAAATACAATAAAGGGACGGAATGTTTTATCTGTGGCACAACAGAGAATCTAGACTTTCATCATTTCCACGGACTAACAGAGTTGTTAGAGATTTGGCTGAGAAAGAATAAGATTAAAATAACTGATGCAGAAGATATCATGGGTATTAGAGAAAAGTTTATAGCCGAACACCACAAAGAAATTTACGAGTCCGCTGTTACATTATGTCACGAACATCATATGAAACTTCACTCCATCTATGGCAAACGACCTAGAGTAGTAACAGCTAAAAAACAAGAGAGATGGGTGGGTATACAGAGAGAAAAATATGGCATGGTATGACAGAATATTAGGAAGAACCTCAGCAAGTGAGGAGTATGAGAAGTTAAATCCTTCTCAACCGTATATTGCTGGAGAAGAAGGTGGATCTCTAAGTACTCGAGAAGTTGTCACCAATTACAGAAACGCCTACGAACAATTAGAGGTAGTAAACCGCGCAGTTAACATGATAGTGGACGACGCTGCGGATATACCGTTTGACGTAGGTATGCAATTAAAGGGTATGAATAATATCGTCAAAAACATGAGACGAAGTAAGCTCGATTTATTACTTAATAGAGAGCCTAACCCCTTTCAAGATATAAGTTCCTTTAAAAGAAACTTAATAGTTGACTTAATGATTGATGGAAACATCTTCATTTATTTTGACGGAGCGCACTTATATCATTTACCCGCAGACAAAGTTACAATAGAAACCGATGAAAACACTTACATTGATAAGTTCGTGTTTGATAACGGAGTAGAGTATAGTCCTAGAGAGATTATACATATTAAAGAAAATAGTTTTAACTCTATTTATAGAGGAGTTCCTAGACTGAAGCCCGCATGGAGAACCATGCAGTTACTTGGAAGTATGAGAAGGTTCCAAGATAACTTCTTCAAGAACGGAGCAGTACCAGGTTTAGTACTTAAGTCACCCAACACTCTTTCTGAGAAAATCAAAGAAAGAATGTTACAGGCTTGGGTTGCTAGATATAATCCTACATCAGGAGGTCGCAGACCACTATTCCTAGATGGCGGATTAGAAGTGGAAAACCTAACTGAAGTAAACTTCAAAGACTTAGACTTTCAAGATGGTATAAAAGCCAATGAAAGAATAATCTTAGAAGCACTAGGTGTTCCACCAATTTTATTGGACGGTGGGAATAATGCAAACATTAGACCAAATCATCGTCTTTATTATTTAGAAACCATACTACCCATTATTAGAAAAATGGGGTATGCTTTCGAGAGGTTCTTCGGTTTTAAACTAAATGAAGATGTGAGCGAAGTGCCCGCTCTTCAGCCTGAACTACGAGACCAGGCCAACTATTACGCAACACTTGTAAATACGGGAATATTAACACCGAACGAAGCAAGGGAGGCGTTGAGACTTGAGACGATTGACGGATTCGATCAACCGCGAGTTCCTGCAAA